ATCCTTCAACTTATGTAATATATCAAAATAAGAATTTTCTCCTTTGAATAATGTAATTATTACGGTATTATTTATCATGGTTCTTCCGTTGAGAACAACGTTATGATATATTTTTCTCACTTTCTTGATTAATTCAGGAGAAAAGGACATTTAGGAGATAATCATTACTAAAAACAAATGTCTATCAAATTAACATTTGTTTTTTAATTAAGGAAAAGAGATCTCCTTGATGGTGATTCATCAAGGAGTTTTGTAAGAACTTCGCGTTGATATGACGAAACTTCTTGACCATTTGATGATAAAGTGTCACTTAACACAAGACCAAGAAACCAATAATCTTCTTTAGTGTCAGCTTCTTTAGTCAAGATTCTAGAATCATCGAATCCAACTAGTTTAACTTCATGTTCAGGAGTAATACAAATGGATTCATCGTCAATACTACCATGTATTATACCTCTATCATGGATAGACTTAAATGCCAGAAGAATCCTATTTACTAGAGTGTCATCGATAGTAAATTTGTCTTTATATTCGGAGAGATATAATCCTTTGAATTTCCTAGTAAAGATAGCAAGATGATTATCTTCTTCAATATAACCGCACAGTTCCACTGCACAAGATAGATTTCTTAATTTAAAGAGTATCTCCAAGTACCTAGTCGAATCTTCATTAGAGGAATGGAAGGTGATGGAATAATCTTCTGAAACAAAACAGTCATCTTCTTCAGGATGTTGTTTAGAATCAGGAAACATGATAGCTATCTTGGAAAGGAGAATCGGTGAAACACTGATCTTAGGCATTTACCTTAATGAAAAACTGTATTGAATTTCCAATACAGTTTTTTTTTAATTGGAACAAATGCATCTAGTCTTTGGATCATGATCCAACAGCCCCTTCAACAGTTCATTGCAATAGTCGCTAATGATATCTCTCTTCTTGTAGACCATCCAAGAATATTCTCCATTCGATTCAGTATGGAATGGTTCTCCGAATATACAGGTGTAAAAAGTTACACCTAATGCCCAATAGTCACTCTTTACAGTAGTCGTTCCACCTTCGAGTATGCCACAAGTATTAGGACAATTGTAGATAGTCTGATCACATGAAGTCTTTTCTTCATCAATAGTACAAGCAAGAGTAAAATCATTGATGAAAACAGATTCGCGATCTTCACTGATGTAGATATTACTGTGATGTAATCTACCATGTGCTACTCCTAGACTATGAAGTTCGCTGAATACCACTTTAGTGACCATTTTCATGATGTCATCATCCAAGTGGTATTCAGCGCACTGTTTCAGTGATCGATATTCAAATGGTTGTTTAGTAGCAACAACTGCTATCCAATTATTCCACCTAATTACTCTCATCAACTGAGGAGCCCATGATTTTCCCTTCAACCTTTCAAGAGCATTAATGTATCTCTTTTCTAAATCACTCATTCGTCGAAAAGAGACTGAGAGATCACCCACTTCGATATAATCATCACGGAGATGTTCTGCTGTTGGATACAATTTGTTGATGTGATCAACGAATGCATCGTAGGAGGTATTGTGAGACATGATAGTATAGACGTTTAATGTGATAGACGTTTAATGTGAAATATCGATATTATATATAATGTGAACAATTTTCAGTATTATATTTGACAAAAGAAAAATAGGAAATCTCTTGTGATAGTTAGCATCAAAAGAGATTTCCTATTTTGTTTTTTTTTAGAAGTCATTAGGAATACTTCTTGGTTCATTGAGGAGAGAGATTAGTAGGTTATTATATTTGGGAAATAACTCTCTGCGTGGCTGATATGATGCTCCAGAGGTAGAAGAAACACCGGATGGTTTAAACGATTCTTGCAAGAGACATTTGTGAAGAAGCAACCCAAGAGCCAAGATGTCCGGTTCAAATTCTCTTCCATGAGTAACTTTAACTTCACTAACAGTGGAGAAATTACTAATATAAAATTCTCCTGTCTCATCTACCTTGACAGTTTTCTCACTGATATCACCATGAAGTATTTTCGCATGATGAAGAACTCTCACCGCTGCGAGAAGTGTCGAAATCATCTTGTCATTGAATGAATGAAGGATGGAATAATCGACAATATCCATACAGACCCTCTTCTTTGTTATTATAACAATTCCTTCATTAGTATGAAGGGTCATAATCAACTCTGGAACCCATGATCTTCCTTTGAGGAATTGTAGAACGTCAATCTGTTTTCCTACTAGATGATTAGGTGGTAACATTTCAAAATCGATGTCTTCTCTTGATAAAGTCGAAGTTCTAGAAGGAAAAAAGGAATTCATCATTTGTACTAGAGTGTTTGAAGAAGACATTTTTCTATAATTACAGTCTTCCATACTAAGATTTAAGTAAACATTTTTATATGATATTTTGTAGCGAACATATTACTATCACAAGAGGTTATTGTGATAGTACTATGATAAAGAATACTATGATAAAAGAATACTATGATAAAAGAATATTATGATAAAAGAATACTACGACAAGTAGTCTACCTATCAGTACCATCCTTCATTAAGGATAAATCACCGGAGATTATAATTATAGATATCTCTGTAACGATAAATGTATTAACGGGTGTTAAATAGAATGGATAATATTGGACACTCTAAGTGTCCAATATTTATATGTTGTTTTTTAAACTACATTGAGAGTCCGGTTCTCTGGATCATGACACAAAAGTCCAGATAGCAGTTTGTTGCAATAGGAGGATAGCTCTCTTCTTGGAGTAAAGGTGGGGTATCTGAATTCGTTGTTGAAGAACTCGCGAAACCATTCTTCTGTAAGAACATTGTAAAGAGTAAGTCCGAGACACCAATAATCTGCTTTAACATTCACAGTGTCAACGCGAGGAAATTGTGATTCTGGACAATTGTAGGTGGTTTGTCTTGTTGATTTCTTCGTTAGAAGACAAGCACCTTCCAATTTGGTAAAGAATAGTTTTCCCTTTGCATCGAAAAGAATACTTAATGGAGAAATGTTACCGTGAGCGATACCAGCATTATGAAGTTCTCTCACCATTTTCACAATGTATTTGATATCATAATCCGATGGATATTTGAATGGAATACCATCTCTTCGTTCAAGAACCACTGCTCGATGTACTCCCATGGAGATAACTTCAACCAATTGCGGAAAATCTTCTTTTCCTTTCAGACGTTTGAGTATATCAATGTATTGATCTTCACCTTCATCAATAACATGAACGATGTGATCTTTTGTTTCGTATTCACCAACAAATGGCTTTTGCGCATGCTCATATTTGAAGTTGAGAAAGAGAAGAAATTCATTGATAGAAGCCATCTTTCACTCTATTACTTTTAGTAACCGCTATTACTGGGATTATTATGAAACAATTTTCTATAAAATTACCAATAAATTTCAATAAGTTTTAACATGGGAGATTAATCTCCCATTAAAATAATGGTTTGATGTACTATTAATTCATGAATTGTCTCGAAGAAAAATATTGGATTTATAATATTATAAATCCAATATATGAATGAATATACAAACTATACAGTTAGAGGAATACTTTGTTGATAATTAAAGACATTATTAGGATCGTACTTCTTCTTTATCGAGACTAATCGAGTGAGATTAGATCCGTAATAATCAGTGAGATAATTCTCGAGGGACAAGTCGACCATGTTGACATAAGCGCCAACTCCTTCATTATGAACGATTTCTTGATAAAAAGCATCAGACCAAGCAATTCTTTCGTTATTCTCTTCGAATTTAGACCAACTAGATGTGATAAGGACCCAGAATAAAGCACCTCGATGTACGAATGATGATTTCTCTTTCGCTACATTTCGAATAGCACCCCCGAAAGAGTCAATTTCAAGTCGATCTCCATCTTGAGCTTTGGCGAAGAATTTAGTCACAATATCGCCGAAGTAAGTATTGAAGAATTTATAATAAAAGGTAGAATGATCTTTTCGATATGGAGGTCTTCTCTTCATCCCATTAAAATGTTTGGCAGCATCAATGTAAGAAACTGTCCATATCTTATGGAATTTAGAGTAAAGAAGAATAGGTTGTATTAATTGAAATAATCCCTCCTCACAAGACTTCATATTACTTGTTCTTATTGGTCTGTCAGGAAGAACATATTGACCGGTAATAAAGAATCTGATATTATTGTTAGAGACAATAATATCCAATTCTGATGTTAGTCCATCATCAATAAAAGGAGCCCACATTGACCAAGCATTAAGAACCTCAGTAAAGTTATCAAAGAAATATTCTACTTCAAACAGAGTAACATAAGGTATATGATATATTCTGAAGACAATATCAGTAATGATTCCAAAGTTATTACCTCCTCCACCTCTACACGCCCAGAAGAGATCATTAGAAAGACTATATTTATTAAGTGGTTCTTCTCTTATATCCTTGTAAAGAACACCATTTGCTAATATTATATTAAAGGAATTAACAGAATCTAGAGTAAGACCATATTTTCGTTGAAGAAAACCAATACCACCTCCACTAAAGAGACCAGTGAGACCAACTGTAGAACATGTTCCTGTCGGTAATGCTAATCCGTATTGTGATAGATTTTCTATTAACTGACCTGCTTTGATACCAGCACCTACTTTAACGTAACTCTTATTCTTATCAATGGAGATCTTATTTCTTCTACTTAAATCAAGAACCATTCCTTCTGTTAAAGAGAATGCTTCAGCGGAATGTCCTCCACCTCTTAATCTCAGAGGGATCTTATATTGTATTGACCATGCTAATGCTTTCTTTACGTCTTTAGTGGAAGTAGCCATTACAATAACAAGAGGATAAACATTAAATCGTCTATTCGCATTCTGTCGATACTGAGAATAACCTTCTGTCCAAGGATAATATACACTATTTTCTCCAATTGATTTAGAGAATGACGTTAACTTCTCAGAAGTTAAACCTTTTTGTTTAAAGAGAGTAATTGCTTGACAAGGTATATCCGATTGATAAGAAGAGATAAGAAGGTCATCATTACAAATACATACATCGACCACTTTATCAATATCTTCAGATTCCTTAGTATTTCTTTTCTTCTTTGATTTGAGATTATCCATCTATTATCACTACTTTAATATTAGAGATAATATTTTTATTATTTAGAACATTAATGTCTCGTAGATTACATCTGAGACTATTAAGGTACGTATTCATGATAGCTATCATGAATACTAATACATTACACCTAAGTAAAATAAAAGATTATCGGAAGAGAATAATGTTAAGACGTGTTAAAAAATGAAATGACAATATTATAGCTATGCATTTCATCGGTTAAATGGAGAATAATATTAATAGAAATTTTGGTAAAATAGAATGTGAGAGATACTCATTCTTCCGTGAATGTGAGAGAACCCAGAAGGATCATCTCGATTATCATTATTTTAATCTTGTCTTCAAGGATTATCCCGGTCTTATCCGAGAACCTATTATAATCACTCAGAGCAAGACAGATCATCATTATTTTACTATTGAGAGTCCTCGCATTGATAGTAATAATAAGGGATATCTTGGAATAATTCTAATTATAATCAAGACTGTTAGATTCAACTATTCCAATGTTCTTATTATTAATTATGAGACGAGAAAAGCTTATCATGTTAATCCTGTTGTACTCGATCTCAATACGGTTCCGAATTGGGCGATACTGACTCAAATGGAAAGAAGACTTGAATTAATTGGATGGGAATTACTTACTGATAAAATCAGAGTCAAACTCACTACTTTCTTATTGTATAATGAACATCTGGAATATGAAGAC